TCATTTCACGACCCGCAGAGCCCCGAACTCCAGCGCATCCGCGGCCTTCCGCAGGTGCTGCGGAGAGAATCTGGCATAGACGCTGGAGGTGATCTGCACGTTCGAGTGGCCGAGATATTGGCTGATCTCGTCCATGGGCACTCCGGCCTCGGCCATGTGGACCGCGGCCGTGTGGCGCAGGGTGTGCAGGGTCACGTCCGACAGGCCGGCATTGGAGACCGCCCGCAGGAAGCCCTTGCGGATGCACTTGACGGGCCCACCCGCCCACTCGATCACATGGTCAGAGAGCGCGGCAGCTCGAGCCGCCGTGAGCGCCGCCCGCAGCGTGTTGTTGATTGGCACGGTCGCCCTGCCCTTTCGCGGTCCCTCGGCATCGACGCGCAACCGGATCTGGCCCCGCTCGAGGTCAACCCGATCCCAGGTCAGCTCCAGCACCGCCCCGACGCGAGCGGCCGTCGTCAGCAGGACGGTGATCGCCAGCTTGATGTGCGGCTCGCACTCGGCCTCCATCAGCCTCGACACTTCGGCATGCGTCAGATAGCGGTCCCGCGGCGCTGGCTTGGCGGGCCTCTCGATGTGCGGCGCCACCGGGATCAGGCCGCGCTTGGCCGCCCAGAGCAGGCATGTCCGCAGGTGGCCCAGCTCCGTCCAGACCGTGCCGACCGAGACCGTCTTGCGCCGCGCCTTCGTGTAGCTCCGGCAGGCTTCTGGCGTGATCTGATCGGGCCGCAGCGCGCCGAAGTGCGGCAGGACGGCGTTGCCGCTCGACCGCATGTTGCGCTCGACCGGGCGGCCCCTGCGATCGGCAAGGTAGGCAGCCCACAGATCTCGGACGGTCGTCGCCCCGGCGGGCAGGGTTTCCCTGCGGATCCGGTCTAGCGCCTCGACCTCGGCTTCCGCTCGCGTGCGTGCGTCAAGACGATAGCGCCGCCGGGCTCCATCCTCCCACCATGAGACGACGAACCGCCCGTTGAGGCGTCCGATCCGAAACTCGCGCATTCGTAGTCCTCCACTGATCGTGCTGGGATTCGGATCATGCGTCCCACCCTGAACCCGGACAAGCGGCCGGACTTGACCAGCTGGCGCACGGTCTCGGCCGAGCAGCCCCAGCGGTCTGCCAGCATGTCAGGGGTGAAAGGCCTCGTGTCGCTCATGGCTGCCTCCTTTCCCGGCGCATCCGCGCCATGTCCCTCATCGTGATCTCGACAGCGCCGGCAGCCACGGCGCGCGTCCGCCGGCTCAGGCAGATATCGAAGTGCTCGCGCCCCGTGCCCGCGTGCTGCAGGTGCCGCCGGTCGAGCCCGATCCGGTCAGCCATCTCGAGCAGCTCGGCCGTGCTGTCCGCCATCATGTGGCTCATGCGCATCCGGCCGAGGTGACCGCGCGCGCTGGTGTGCATATCGTCGACATAGACGGTCATCCCAGCCTCCCAAGCGCTGCCCAGGCCGAGGCGACCGCATCGGCGAGCAGCCGCAGTTGCCCGGCCGTCGCCTCGTCGCAGAACTCGTTGAAGAAGGTGGTGAAGCACCCGGCGTCGCCCTCGCGCGCGACGACGAGCTGCACGGTCCCTTCCGCCTCGAGGACCGTCATGCGGAGGTCCGCCACCCGGATGTGGGTGAGGCCGGTCACGTGCGCCTGCTGCGCGGGCTGGCGGTGCTGGGCGGTCATTCGGCACCCCTGCTGCGACGCCCTCTCACTGCCCTGGCCGCGTGCTCGAGCTTCGCCACCGCGAGGAGGGTCGGCTTCAGTTCCTCCGGCGCGCTGTCATAGGGCATGTGCCAGCGCCCGCTCAGGCGCGGCAGGAGAGCCCTCGGGACCGCCTCCCAGTTCGATGGATCGCAGTTCCGCTTGTTGCCATCGAGACACTTCAGGGCGTGGCCGGCGGGCACCGGCCCGTTTTCCTTTTCCCACAGCCAGCGGTGCTTGAATGCCATGTGCGTGGGCGCGCCGGTCCATGGGTTCGGCTCGGCCACGCAGATCTTCACATAACCGTCGCGGTCGATGGACTCGGCACCAACGTCCAGCTTGTTCACGGGGCGCTGCCCCTTCTTGAAGCGGGTGGCCGCGCTGTTCGGGTGGTAGGGCATCGCCTTGCCCTTGTTCAACGGGACCTGCCCCTTCTCGAAACACCCGGTCCGGCCGGTGAGCCAGCCCTTGCGCTTGCACAGCGCCGCAAGGTGCGTCTTCGAGACATCCTGGCGCTGGAACAGGAAACAGAACCGGCGCCACATCTGCTCGCGGGGCAGCGTCTTGTTCGCCTCCACCCACGCCAGCTCCTCGGGCAGGTATTCGATCGCGCGCCCCTTCATTCTGTGGACTTCCCGATCTGGGGCAGCATCGGCAGGATCTGCGAGCCATGGTCCGCAAAGAGCTTGGCGGCCTTCAGCTGCAGCTCGGCATTCTTGGTGATCTGGTCGGCGACCGAGACGATGGCCTCGGCCCGCTTCGCCTCCTGCTCGATCCGCTCCTCGGACAAGCCCTCCTCGGACAGGCGCTCCAGTTGCGCGAACAGATGATTGTTCAGATCGGACAGCTTGTTCTTCATCGGGCGCTCCTGGTGCTCTGCGCGCGGAGCCAGTTCTGACAGGCGCCCACCAAGCCGGTGGTCGAGCTGCTGCTGATCCCGCACATGCGAATGGTGGTCTTGTCATGGGCCTCGCGGACGGTCGGCTTGTCCGGCAGTTGGCGGATGTGGTCCGCCAGCGCCTCGGTTGCGTGCCGGCGCTTGTTCCATGCGGCCCGCCACTCCTCGGAACCGTAGTTGCCGGAAACGGTCGGCAGGCTTTCGAGCTGCTGGCGGAGCCACAGGGCCCGGTCCTCGGTGGGGTCGCGGACGAGGTCAGCCATTGGCGATCTCCAGCAGCACGTCCGCGTGGCAGGGCGATCCGGGCGGGCACCAGCAGGCGAGATCCCGGCCGCGCAGCTCGTGAATGTTGTCGAGGATCTTCCCGCGCGCGGCCTCGCTCTCGGCGCCGTCCCAGTTGCAGCGCCACATGGGGCCGAGCCAGACACGGAACGCTTCGACGCACCGCGCCGCGAGCTGCTCATCGCTTCCGCGGTAACCGGCCTCACGGCACTGAGCGACGGTGAACGGGTTGCCCCACTTGGTCGAACGATCGACCTTCACGGCGCCGGCCGGCATGCGCCAGCCCTTCGCGCGGGAAAGCTGGATGCGCTTAGACATGCCGCGCCTCCTCAGCCGTCACGCCATAAGGGAAGGCCCCGAACTCGCGCTCGACCATGGCGACGTGCCCGTGTTCCATGCCGCAGTAGAGGCACCAGACAAGCTGGCACTGCGACGCCCACGGGGCCGCGATCTTCCGGCCGCAGCAAGCGCAGGTGGTGCCGAAAGCCCCTCCCCAGCCGATGAAGTTCCGGCTGATCGTCGAGGCGAAGAAGGCGGGACGGTCAGCCATGGGCCACCTCCGGCATTTCGTCCCAGGTGCGCCCGTCGAGGAGGCGGCCGGAGCGCGCCTTGCCGACGCGATGCATGATGGTGACGGGAAACGCGCCCTCGTCTCTCGCACGCATCATGTCGGCACCGATCCGGCATTGCCTGCCGCGCGCGTCGAGACAGATCCCGCCGTTCACCCACGTCGAAGCCTTGTTCACCCACTGCTGGAAGTCGGTGAACTCGCGGAAGACTGGCTCGCCGGTGCTCATCTTCACTGAGCCCGCGCCCCACTCGCCCCATTGCTTGAACAGGAACGGCACGCCCGCGGCCTGCGCCTGATCGCGCAGGGATCGCACCCAATCCGGGTGCATCGGCCGCGCGTGGCGTCCGCTCTCGCCCCCGACGATGATCCAGTCGAGAGCGGCGCTCTCCTTGCGGCTCGGCCCTTCATCCCACTGCCAGCGCCCGGTGAGGGCATTCACCGTTGCCGCGAAGATCTTCGGCTTAATCCGTGTCAGTTCCAGCGGCCCCAGCAGCGGTTCAAACGAACCGAACCGCACCGCTGCGGGCGTGGCCAGCAGGTCCGGGATCCGCTCGTCCGCCCGCTGCTGATCCTCGGCCGAGACGCCAAGCCAGACGTTCGGAAGGGGCTTTCCTGCCTCGAGCACGGCGCGCGTAGCGGACAGAGCGTCCTCAAGCGCTGCGGTCTTCGCATGCCATGCCGGGCTGCCGTTCGGATCGTCGTCACACGCTACGCGATAGTCAGCGTCCCGCCACTCGTCGGTTTCCTCCAGGTCGTAGATGTCGAGCTTCGACACATACTCCCGCATCCGCGCCGCCCGCTTTGTCAGCACCTGAAACGTGTGCTGCGGGGCCAGCGCCATGACGGCGAACACCCGGTCAATCCACTCGTCCGGCACCGCCTCGTGGAAAAGATCAGCGTGCGCGCACACGAAGATCCGGCGCGGACGGCGCCAGCGGAGCGGCTGGTCGAGCCATTGCTCATTGAGGCGGACCTCGCCCGTCCAGGCTGCCACGCCAGCGGCGTTGCGCTTGGTCAGCCCCGCGCGGCTCGGGTGCGAGGACAGGCGCGTCGCTGCCAGATCCGCGGCGTAGCAGTGCTGACAGCCCGGCGAGGCGAGCGTGCAGCCTGTGATCGGAGACCACGTCGCGTCCGTCCATTCGATGGCGCTGTTCTCAGCCATGGGCCGCCTCCTTTGGGAAGTCCTCAGGGTCCAGCCGCTCGCCGCGTTCCAGAGCGGCCATGGCGCCCTTTGGCGTGAGAATGAAGACAGGGTCTCCACCAGAAAGCGCACCGCCGCGGAATTTCTTGGCAAAGCCATCCGTGACCATGGCCTCCCATGCGTCGTAATCAGGAGCGCCGGGCCCGGTGACGAAATGATTGCGGTAGCTCTGCTTGCGCCTGTTCGGCAGGCCGAGGGCGTGACGGGCGAGTTCGATCTGGCGTGGCGTCATGTCAGCCATGGGCCACCTCCACCACTTCCCGCACCCGCTCGACCGTCACCCCGCAGATGCTGGCCACGCGCCTGTAGATGCCGGGGAGGTCCTCGCGGGTGATCTCCCCGCCGGGCAGGTGGGGCACGGTCGCGGCCACGCGCTCGGCGTAGGCGGACGGGATGCGGTCGGCGTCAAGCATGGGTGGCCTCCGTTTTCGCGCGGGCTTCGGCTCGGTCCAGCCGCTCGATCTCGGCGAGCAGAAGAGCAGCCGCCTTGACCAGATCGCGGCGACGGTCTGTTGGCTTCCACCACGTCATTTCCCAAGGCCAGAAGACTTCAAGCTCGTCGCCAAGATGCGACTGGTGCAAAATATAGCACCCTGCGGCGGTAGCCATTTGGCCCCTGCTGTGCCCGTCATCATGCTCGGGCGTCCAGCCCTCGGCGCTGATCTGGCGGGCGCGCTCGGCGAGCACGTCGGCAGCGGCTTCCGCGAGGTGAGCTCGGCGGTTCCATGACGACGCGAGGTTCTCCTTGCGTCCGAACTCGACGTGAGAGGCCGCGCCGCAACCGCTGCACTCGATCGCCGATCCGCCGGCGTTCTCGCAGTCGTCGTCGAAATTGAACCACTGAGCTGTGCCGCCGCAAAACGGGCAGGGTTTCAGGTCGTCACCCGCGTTCATGGCTGGCCTCCGTCTGCATCTCGCGGCGCTGGCGCTCGGCCGCCCGGAGCTTGTTGATCTCGAATGTCAGGTCGCGGATCTGCGCCCTCTGGTCCTCGGCCAGCTTCGTGAGCCGGCCGATCTCGTTCCGCTGCTTGGCGTTCTTGGCCGCCAGCGACGCCGCATGGCGACGGGCGCAGGCGCTCTGCTGGCGCGCCTCGTCCAGCTGGCGGCGGAGCTTCTCGGTTTCGCTCGGGCCGGTCATGCGCGCCCCGCCCGTTCATGCTCGGGGGCAGCCTGCGCCCCGTTCCAGGTCGGCCGCGTGCCGGAGGCGTGCTCGAGGATGTCGGCGACCGCTTCCCGCATCAGACCCATGAAGGCCGCCTTGCGCTCGGGATGGCCGGTCACGACAGCCATAGCCACGCCGCCGAGGAAGATCGCGTCTTCCATCGTGTCGGGAAGGGCGAAGTAAGCGTTCCAGAAGTTGCCCTCGACGCGGAGGGCGAGGCGTCCGGCTTGCTCCATCCCCTCAGCCCTCCATCTCGTCGGTGATGAACTCCGGCAGCGTGCGGGGCGCAGCAGGCCCAAGTATGTGGTCGAACGCGCCCGGATATGGCTCGTAGACGATGCGCGGTTCGGCCGGCTGATTGCCCGCCCGCAGGTAATCGAGCGCCTGGTCGGCCGGATCGATGATGCCGAGGAGCGTGGCGCGGAGCATCGCGTGGACATCTTGCCCACCGCTCATGCCGGCCTCATAGGCCGCCGCCCCGAAGGCGGCACCCATGGCGATCCGGTTGGCAACCTCGTCCGGGACGCTCTGGCCGCCGGACATGTGCGCGTCGTAGGCGGTTAGGATGGTGCGCGCGGCATCGGCCATCGCCTCGACCGTGAAGCTCTTGTGATCAACCCCGCTCACAGGTCGCCCTCCGTGCGGGCGCCCTGGCAGGCGCAGTAATCGTCGGAGCCGAGGCAGCGGCAGCGCGCGAGGCGGGCCTGCCGGGCGATCTCCTGGTGCAGCTGGTGCAGGAGGAGATCGGTGGCGGGGATAAGGTCAGCCATGGCAGACCTCCTCGACCCACCAGTCCTTCAGCCCGAGGCGGCGCACGGCCTTCTCGACCATGGCCATCGTCGGCAGGCCACGGTCCCAGAAGCGGCCGGATTTCTTGCAGTGCAGGCGGTAGCGTTTCATGGGGATGCTCCTCGGATCTCGGGAAGAAGCCCGGGCGGGCCTGCCGCCCGGGAGTTCCAACAGGGAGGTGCGCGGGATGCCCGCCGCGCGCGGGGTGGGGTCAGGCCATGCCGAGCGCGGACTTGTAGAGTTCGAGGATCGTCTCTTCCTCGGCGATGTCGTCGGGCTTGCGCTTGCGCAGGGCCACGACCTTCTTCATCACCCTGGTGTCGTATCCACGGCCCTTGGCCTCGGCCATCAGCTCCTTCTGCTGCTCGGCCACGTCCTTCTTCTCGGCCTCGAGCTGCTCGTAGCGTTCGATGAACTGGCGCAGCTCGTCGGCCGTGACGGCGTAGGCATCCAGCGAGACCTTCCGGTCCGCGTCCGTCTCTTTCATCGGCGCCTTGCCGAGTGCGGTCCGCGCGCGCTGGAGATCGTCCAGCGTGAACGGCGGCGTGGTATGGCCGCCCACCGTCATCGTCATGGTCACCGGCTTTTCGTGCTTCGACATGATCACATCCCCCGCATGGCGGCGGACTGCCGGGCCATGGTCTCGGCCACGTCGCTCGCGTGGGCCCAGAGGACCGTCGCCGCAAAGGCAAAGCCCACCAGCGCCAGAAGGCCGACGAGAAAGCCGGTCAGGCTCGGGGCTGGGCGCGGCTTGCGCAGGACCGGCCGGGGCAGCGCGCGGTGCAGCGGGCGGCCCGTCGCCACGGCCAGCTCGTGATCCGTCAGCAGGCGATGGGCCGTCTCGCGGATCTCGGGGTTCGGCGAGTGCTCGGCATGATGGCGGGTCATGACAAGATCGCGGGGCGAGAGGGGGAGATCCTGTCTCATTGCACCCGCGCCTCCGGCGTCTCGGTCGTCGTGGCGGCCTCGTCATAGGGCGCGTTGGTCACGAGCCACATGGCTCGCACGAGCGCCGCCATGGCGGCGATGCGGTCGCCACCCGTCAGGGCCATGGCGGCAGCGCCAACCGCGCCTCCGAAAAGGGTGGGGTCCACCTCGGAGGGCATCGCGTCGATGATGATGTTTGCCGCGGTCTCGATGTCGGCGGGAGTGACGTCGGTCATTGCCCGAGCGCCTCCCGCGCCTGCTGGAGGATGGCGGTCAGCTCGGCGGCGGTCTCGTGTCCGAACTCATGCTCGAGCGCGAGATCGTCGAGGCCCCACGCTGCGGCGCGCACAAGCATACGGAACACCGGCTCGCGGATGTCGGTGATGGCGTAGAGCTGGACGGGATCGGCCTTGGGATAACGGAATGCGCGAGTCGTCCCGGCCGTCTCGGGCGCGGCAGCCGCGGACCTGTCCTCATGTTTGGCTGAGGCCGCCGGATTGGACGGTCCGAGCGAGACGAAGAAAGCCGCCACCTCCTGCATATTCAGAGTCAGGCGGTCGAAGCAAACCCATCCGCGAAAGCCGTGCTGCCTCACGTGCCGGCGAAGGTGGTCATCGCCCCCGTACGGATCGGGGGCAGCGAAGAACGTTGTTTCGCTGTCGCCGCGGAAGCGAATACTGAGGTATTCGGGCTGTTCGGTCTGGGCGGTCACGGTGGGCTCCCATGCTGGTGCGATGGGGGCACGATGCTACGCAATATGCGTAGTGTCAACCGGAATAATACGCACATTGCGTATCAGCGGGTCACTTGCCAGTATGCGACTTGCGCCACCGTCGGCGCGGACATGAAAAAGCCCGGCGCGAGGCCGGGCGGAAGGAGGGTGAATGCGACTGCCTGGGGTCTCCTCAAAAACGTTCCGAAAGGCTAGAGTGGCCGGACATCCTTCGATCCCTGCCGAATATCGTATCTCACTAGGATCGCGCGTTGTTCTGATATACCTAGTGCCGCAAGAGCGGTCTTTACCATGCGCTCCTTGGAGGTTCTGGCCTTCCAGAGACTATCGCGAAGCAGGCGTGCTTCCCTTTGTATGCCAAGACTTTGTAGTGCTTCCAGGCCAACGGCTCGAGCGTGTTGGTCGGTGCAGTACGAGGTTACTGTCCATCCCAGAAGGTAGCCGGCACGCTTGTGGTCCGCGGACCTGTAGTCGTTGCGGGTGAAGGTCTGTATAAGCTGAGCAGACCAATGTGGATCCGGGTTGAAGCCGTGCTCTTTCTCGCGCGGCACGATGATCAGATGCTCAAGGACATTGTCGATCGAAGCCATCAGTTCGACATCGTGGCCGACGTCAAGCGCGGCATCCATCTGTGGCACGCCTTCAACGACATAGCGATGGACATGCAGAAGTTCGTGCGTCACCGCGTTCGCGTCTATCGCATCCCCATTTTCCACCGTAACGAAAGCTCCAAACTCATTGACCAGCGAGGCGTCTAAGCCGGGATTTTCTATCCCCGATGCTTTCAGTCGGTGCGCGTCAAGGAACTGCACGGCCCTCCCAGACTGGGCTTCTATGCGTGCCAGTACTTCGTGAACTGACGGCGGAACAGCGAGCAGAACCCGTCGCCTTGTCTCCAGATCAAAGACCTCAGTGCTCTCGTCCATGCCTTCCCGCCTGCCCCATAGGGTGATCCCGAATGAACTGCGCTCAACGTCCCGTTCCTAATCACGGCTATAGGAGAGGACGGGTAGCCGCACGCTAGCGGCAGTAGGTTGACCGGCCGATCACTGCTTGAAGCTGAACGCCACCGAGCCTTGCGTGCCGTCGCTGAGGCTGAACGGCATCCTAAAGACCACGGCGAACTTCTCGAAGACGATCACGCCCGTCCCGGTCCTGCCGTCAGTGCAGGTGAGGGGCACGCTCGTCGATGTTCCGTCGAACGCCTGGTGCTCATATTTGCCGGTGCACGACCATCCCTGTGGGCTGATAACCTCGACCGTGCTTTCTTGGTTGGCAACGCTGCCGGTCAGCCGCCCGACCAGCTCGTCGCCGTTCGTCGTGCGCCCTGATCCGCCAGTCACATTTGGCGCGCAACCAGCCAGAATGATCACGCCCATCCACAAGGGCCATGCAAAGGCACGCATTACTCTCTCCAGTGAATCTTCCGCCCGTAGCGCTTCGGCGGCCAACCTGTCGCACCCCCTTCGGAGGTGTGTTGACCGAATCTTAACCATTCGCCTACCGTGAACGGATTAAGAACATGGGGATTGTGATGGTGGGAACCGGCACCGATGCAGAGCTTCTCGGACTTCTCAAGGAGGCTCGGAGGTCGTCGGGCCTGCCTCTCGATTTCTGGGTGGATCTGACCGAGGATCTGCCTCATAGCTGCGTCGCGATCCTGTGCGGCAGGTCCTCGATCTTCCCGAAATACATGAACTCCAAGGTGACGCCGTAGGTCTTGCGGAGCTTCTTGGCAGCTTCGAGGGACAGATCACGAGTGGCGTTCTCGAACGCGCCGTAGGTTTGGGGCGTCATACCGGCTCGCTCGGCAAACGTCTTCTTGTCCAGGCCGTGAATCTCGCGGATGCGGACCAGCCTCGCTGCCACGGCCTCTCGGCGATCCTCCATCTCCTGCAACATCTGCACACTCAGTTCCACCGCAGTCTCGGACAGGATAGCTGCGCAATTCGCATAGAGCACTCACCCATATGCGCATTGACAGCGCTACGCATATTGCGTATCGCTGACGCATGGACCATCTTGCTCACATCTGGCCCACCATGGCTGACCTCGCCGCAGACCTGGGCGTGCCTTACTCGACTGTAGCGGCGTGGAAGCAACGAGGACGCATCCCGGCAGAACGTGATGGAGACATCATCGCCGCGGCTTCGAAGCGCGGGGCATCTCTCGCGCTTGAGGATCTGGTCAAAGCCCGTCCGCCACGGCGGCGTGCGCAAACGAAGGGGGCAGCGTGATGACCTACGCCGCCCCCTTCTCCCGTCATGAAATCGCTTCGTCATCAAAGCCTCTCGCCAAGGCACAAGATGGAGCGAACATGCGGAAGTATCTTGCCCAAAATGACATTCAGGCCAAAGCGAGCCGAAAAAGGTTCGCGCGGATGCTTTGGCGGGCGTTCCCCTCAGACTCGGAGAGGGATCTGGCGGCGACGGCCGCCCCGGTTCTCGGCGTGAGCGAGCGGCAAGTTCGGAACTGGCTCCAGTGCGAGCATGACGCTGCTGCGCGCCACGTCTTCGCCGTCATGGCGATCGCCTGCGGCGAGGAAATCTTCAGCATCATCGAGGGGCGCGGGTGAGGCGGGTCTATTGGCATCTCATGAAGCGGTTCTACAGGGCGCGGTCGCTCCGCGCTCTGACCAACTACCTGAAATTCGAGGATAGGTCCGTGAAGTATTCTTCCCTGATCGAGAACTACGAGGCGCACCACAAGAACCCGGAGCCCGGCGGCCATCGCCTGCCGTTCGGCTGGTGGGCCGTGCCGTCGGCGGCCGCTGGTGCGGGCCTTATCCTGTTCGCGCTGGTGATCTTCGCATGACATTCGCCGCCGCGCCCTCGCCTGCACCGGGCGCGGCCACTCTGCCGGGGGCGCTCGCTCCATCTGCCCCCGGCCTTTTCCATTCTGGCGCCGCCCTCCTCCCGGGGCTGGATCGCCGCGAGCCGGGGCGCGGTGGCGCCAGAACCCCGGCATCCATCTTCGCGAGGTGATGACGATGCCAAAGGAACCAGAGCCGACGGGCGGGGCCCCAAGATGGGACCGCACCGACTGGATCATCGCTCTTCTCTCCATCTTGTTCGCGGTGACCATCGTGGTCGTGGCGTCTGTCGCGGCGCCTCTTGAGGGTTGCAGATGAGCGCGCGCCACCGCGGACGCGTCACGAGCGAAGCGGAGCTTCGGCGGCTGTGGGCAGACCCGAGCCTCAGCATCACCGAGATCGGTCGCCGGCTGGGCATCACCTATCAGGCGGTCCAGCAGCGCGCCGCCCTGCGCGGGCTCGGCCCGCGCCCGGTTGCGCACAACGCCTGGGCGCGCTGGGCGCCGCCGTCGGACTTTGCCGAGATGTGGCGGGCGGGCGTGAGCCTGCGCGACATGGAGGAGGCCTTTGGCGTGACGCACAACACGATCACGAAGGCCGCGCGGCAGATGAAGCTCGGCCGGCGGCAGATCTGTCGCTGGACGGCGCTGCCCCTGGCCGAGTTCCGTCTTCGCCAGCGCCTCGCCGCGGCCGCCGCGGAGACACGCGCGGCGATGGATCTGCGCGAGATGGTGGACCGGCCCTACCACGGCAAGAAGGGGCTTCAGCCTGACAGGAGGGTGGCATGACGCCCGAGGACCTCGCCCGCGCGGCTGAGATCCGCACCCGCTGCCATCCGGTCCGGATCGCCGAGATCGTCGCGGAGGTCGCAGAGGCGACGGGCTGGGAGCCGCAGGAAATCACCGGGCCGCGCATGTTCGCCGGTCTCGTGCAGGCCCGCGACCTCGCCTGTTTCATCGCGCGTCGCGAGGGCTTCTCGCTGACCCAGATCGGCAACGTCCTTCGGCGCGACCACACCACCATCGTCGAGGCGCTGCGCCGGGAGCAGCGGCGCCGGGGAGGAGCAAATGCGAAGTGATCACCCGCACGAGACCGAAGTCATCGGCGACTTCTGGGAATATCCGTTGGCCTTCGGGGACACGCTCTCCAGCCACGAATGGGTGCCGCTGCACATCAACCGGCTTCTCACCTCGCGCTTCGTGGCCCGGGCGCTGGCCGAGGGGCGGCGCGCCGACATCGGCACCGCGCTCCTGCTCTGGTGCGAGGCCTTCCGGCAGGACCCGGCGGGCACGCTTCCCGACAATGACTTCGAGCTGGCGCGCCTCGCGGGCTTCGGTGCCGATATCGAGGGCTGGCGCGCGGCGCGCGCGGGTGCCCTCTACGGCTGGCGCGAGACCCACATCGTGAACGAGGACAGCGCCTCGGACAATCCTCGCCTCGGGCACCCCATGATCGCGGGCATCGCGCGCGACATGCACCGCCGGAAGCGCGGACGCGACCAGGCGCGCACCGAGGGGGCGAAAGCCGTCGCCCGGACGCGGGTGAAGAAGAAGCTCCTCGAGATCAACTGCACCCGCGCGGCCGAGAGCGCGGACGTGGTGACGGCCATCGCGGACTGGCTCGGCGAGCGGGATCTCTACATCACGTCGGACAATGTGCGGGCGGCGTTCGAGGCCACGCGCGGCGGGCCGAAGCTTGTTCAGTTTCAGTGAGTTAACACTGTAATCAACTGTAAATTACTGCAACGCTTACAGTAATCGGCAGTCGGATTGCAGTAACCTTTCAGGCCCGGAAGTGAAATTGCCCTACAGGACAAGACAGGACCGGACCGGACAAAACAGAACCTGACAAAACACTCCTTCTGGTGGGGTGAAAGGATCAGGCGGCAGCGAGCGCGGCAGGCGTGGATGGCTGAGAAAGGGAACGGGGCCATGAGTGGAGCGAAGGCGGAAGACAGGGCGCGGGTGAAGGCGCTGGTGGTGGATCGGCTCGACCAGGCCGGGATGGTGCGCAAGCGCGGCGTGGCCGTGGCGGTGCACGAGGCGGCGATGGCGCGGCTGTGCGAGCAGCTCGCTTACATGAGCGATGACAACCTGATGACGCTGGCCGAGGCGCTGATCGACAGCGCGCCCGATGGGGTCTGGCCGGCCGAGGTGGTGATCCGCCAGTTCGCCCGCGCGATCCAGGAGCCGCCGGCGGCCGAGCGGCGGCTGGTGTCGAGCTGGCTGGCGTCGGTCGAGGGGCCGAAGGCCGAGGCGGGCGGCCATCTGGTCGAGCTTTACCGCTGGCTCCTCAAGCACCCTCGCCCGCCGTTGGCCATGGACATGCGCGAGATCCACGAGCGGGCGGCGGAGAACGCGCGCCGCGTGGAGCTGGTGCGTGACCGGATCGGCCGCGAGACGGCGACGCGGGAGGATCGGGACTGGCTCGGCCAGTATCTGCGGGATCAGGAACAGGCCCGCGCTCTGGTCGAGGCCGGGCGCGAGCGTGCCCGGAAGGAAGTCAAGGAAGGGGATGCGGCATGATGGCTGTGGGTGGGGCGATGCAGCTGCGCGAGGCGGGGCGGCCGGTCGGGCGGATCAAACGCGAGATGTCGATCGAGCGCGCGCTCATCTGGGCGTTCCAGGCGGAGTGCGCGACCGTGGACTTCGCCGAAGAGGCCGCGCCCGACAGCTACCGGCGGGCCGTCTCATCGGCGTGGCTCGTCGCGCAGCGGGGCGCGATCGGGTGCAAGATCGACGGTGGCGGTCATTCGCTGCCGGCAGATGATGCCGAGATCATCGCTTCGGCCGTTGCAGCTCTGCCGGTGGAGCACGGCGGCAAGCCGATGGCGGTCAAGATTGCGGGGCTTGCCCGTGCTGGCATGCGGCCGGACTGGATGCCTGATGCCAAGCCACGCTGCGTGCCGCGTGAGTGGCGCCGGTCCAAGCATGGCGTCTTCGCTCGTATCGAGGTGGTCGAGGAGATCGTAACGGTGCACCGAGGGCGCAGGGTTGTCCGGCCGGTGGAGGCTTGCCCCGTCACCTACTCGCCGACCTCAGCGCAGATCGCGTCCGCGCGGCGGGAGTGGCTGACCTGGTGGGGCGCCCTCCTGCATCTGGGCCACGAGCTGCGGACGCTCGACATCCTCGATACCGTCCAGCTGACCTCGATCATGCCGCCCATGGTGCCGTGGCGCGCAGAAGGCTGTTGACAGGATGTCACTGCCTTGACATTTTGCAGGCGGAACGAATAGCGCCCGGAGAGCAGATGCTCCCCGGGCGCTTTGCGTTTCCACCCTCTCAACCTCGGCAGGCAGGCATGGCGCGTCTCAAGCAGGCTCCGTCGCGACTGGCGGCAATGCCGGCGCGGCTGGCGTGCTCGCCGGTCCCCACGACCGAGCACGAGCGGCATCGCCATCGGGATGAAGCCCAGCCGTGGCGGCGCTGGTACAAGACCGCGCGGTGGCAGCGGCTGCGCTGGTCGGTGCTGGTCAGGGACCTGTTCACCTGCCAGCGCCAGGGCTGTGGCCGCCTCGAGGCCGACACGTCGCTGCTGGTCGCGGACCATAAGATCCCCCATCGGGGCGACGAGGCCCTCTTCTGGGACGCCGCGAACCTGCAGTGCCTTTGCAAGGCCTGCCACGACCGGGACAAGCAGCGCGAGGAGCGCAGCGGCTGGCGGTGACGCCGGACCTGCCCCGAGGGAGGGGGGGGTCGAAAGTCTGGGGCTCGGGCCGGCGCTAGACCCGCGCCCCTAACATGGAGGGATTTTTTTCCTGTGGATCACGAAAATTCAGAGGTGGGCGGGGAGGTTGACCTGTTCGGCCTTCCGCGGCTTCCGATACGTGATCGGCGGGGTCGCAAGTCGTTCAAGAAAGACAAGGAAAATCAGGCGTTTGTATCGCGTCGCGCCGCGGACGGTTGGACCCACGAGATGATCGCCGAGGATATGGGGATCGATGCGAAGACGCTTCGCAAGCATTTTTCCCGTGAGCTTTCCTCGGGTCGCATCTTCATGGTGGGCGAGATGCTGGACATCCTGCACAAGCGGGCGCGGGACGGCCATGTCCCTTCCGTCAAGGCGCTGCTGGATCGCTACGAGACCGCGGCCCCGCAGGCACCGCGCAACCGGCGGCCGGATGCGGAAGCGGATGATGAGGATTCAGATGTATCGGCTCGCCCGGCCGGCAAGAAGGAGCAGGCGCTGCTGGAGGCCCAGCAGGTACCCGACAATTATGGCGAGATATTCGACCGCCTGAGGGGCCGCCACTGATGCCGCTCGATGTGAGCTTCGCCTGCCCGGATTGGGCAGACAGATTGAAGCGTGGCGAGGTGCCGTTTCCGGCTTTGCCGCTCGACCCGGTTGCAGCGGAGGCGGCGGTCGATCTCTTCAACCTCCTGCGAATCCCGGATGTCACCGGGCAGCCGACGATGGGCGAGGTCGCTGGTGAGTGGTTCCGCGAGGTGATCCGGGCGGCTTTCGGATCGATCGATCCCGCGACGGGAAAGCGGTTCGTGGGGGAGATCTTCAACCTCATCCCGAAGAAGAACTCGAAGACGACGAACGCTGCGGCTTTGGGGCTGATCGCGCTCCTGATGAATCGGCGCCCGAACATCGACGGCGTGATCATCGGGCCGACGCATGAGGTTGCCCAGAAGTGCTTCGATCAGGCAGCCGGGATGATCGAAGCCGATCCCTACCTGCGCAAGCGGTTCAAGGTGATCGAACACAAGAAGACGATCCTGGACCTGCACAAGGATGAGAGCACCGGGACGCGGATGAATGCGAAGCTGAAGATCAAGAGCTTCGATCCGAAGGTTGTTACCGGCTCGATCCCGGCATTCGCCATCATCGACGAGCTGCACCTCATGGCGGAGATGAGCCATGCGGAGCGCGTGATCGGACAGATCCGCGGCGGCATGATCACGAACGATGAGAGCCTTCTGATCATCATCACGACCCAGTCGGAGATTGTCCCCACAGGCGTCTTCAAGTCGGAACTGGATTACGCTCGAGGCGTCAGGGACGGCCGGATCACCGCATCCGTGCGCATGCTGCCGATCCTCTACGAGTTCCCGGAAGAGGTGCAGCGCGACGAGGCGAAGCCGTGGCGCGACCCGAAGCTGTGGCCGATGGTCCTGCCGAATCTGGGCCGGTCCGTCACGATCGAGCGCCTGGTGCAGGACTATCACACCGCGGTGGAGAAGGGTGCCGCCGAGGAGATCAGGTGGGCGTCCCAACACCTCAACATCGAGATCGGTCTGGGTCTCCACGCGAACCGCTGGGTGGGCGCAGACTACTGGCTGAAGAACGCGGACCCCGACCTGACCTTCGAGCGCATGCTCGAAGAATGCGAGGTCATCGTATTGGGCGGCGACGTGGGTGGCGCGGACGACCTATGCAGCCTCGCCGCCATAGGTCGGCATCGGGAGACCAGGCTGTGGCAAGCGTGGGGCTGGGCGTGGTGCGTCAGGGACGTCCTCGTCAGGCGCAAGGAGATCGCGCCCAGGCTTGAGGAGCTGCGGGACGCAGGTGAGTTGCGGATCACCGCGACGGCAGACGAGCACACAATCGAGATGGTCGAGATCTGCGCCCGTGTCCGCGATGCAGGTCTGATGCCGGAAAAGCTGGGGATAGGGCTCGATCCGCATGGCGTGGCGGCTCTGGTCGATGCCCTGGAGGCAGAGGGTTTCGACCCGAACGTGCACATCATGGCCGTTGGGCAGGGCTACAAGCTGAACGGCGCGGTCAAGGGGCTTGAGCGCCGCCTCCTTGACGGGAGGCTGCGTCACGGGGGTCAGCGCCTCATGAACTGGGCGGTCGGCAACGCGAAGTCGGAGCAGAAGGGCAACAACGTGTACATCACGAAGCAAACTGCTGGCATCGCGAAGATCGATCCACTGATCGCGTTGTTCAACGCGGCGATCCTGATGGACATGAACCCGACGGCTGCTTCTGCGGCCTTCGAATACACCGGGATGTAAGGATGGGCCTTTTCGACTTCTTCCGGAGCGAGCCGCAGGTGGCCCGCGTGGAGCCGCCTGTGGTGGCGCAGGGCTCCGGCGATGTGCAGAGCCCCGGCCAATGGCGCGGCTTCGTCACCGGCGGCGTCTCGCGCTCCGGGGTGCGGGTGAACGAGACGACGGCGCTTTCGATCCCCGCCACGCTTCAGGCGATCCGGGTCCTCTCCGGTGTGTTCGCCATGACGCCGCTGCACTATTTCCGCCGCACCGGTGATGGCCGCGAGCGCGTGTCGGATGACATCGCAGCCCTCCTTCACGACCGGCCGAACAGCCATCAGACCGCGTTCGCCTTCCGCGAACTGCTCAAGATGGACCTGCTGCTGTCGGGGAACTTCTACGCCTATGTCAGCCGCGACTTCGCCGGCCGTCCGAAGGCGCTGACGCGCCTCAAGCCCGGCAGCGTCCTGATTGCGGAGTACTTCGATCGCTCGGAGGGGGTCACGCTCTTTTATGATGCAACCTTGCCGGACGGGTCGCGGGAGAGGTTTCCCGCCCGGGACATCTGGCACATTGCAGGCATGAGCCGTGATGGGCTGTCCGGACTGAACCCGATCCAGTTCGCGCGCGACGCCATCGGCGGGGCCATCGCCACGGCTGACCATGCCGCGAAGTTCTGGGGGAACGGGGGGCGTCCAAGCACCCTGCTGAAGACCAAGCACAAGGTGGACCCGATCGCGCGAAAGCAGATCAAGTCCGACTGGAAGGCGATCTACGGCGGACCGTTCGGCGACGACATTGCCGTCCTCGACCAGGAGTTGGAGGCCCAGTTCCTCAGCCACGACAACAAGGCGTCGCAGTACCTTGAGACGCGCGGCTTTCAGGTCATGGACCTGGCGCGCCTCTGGGGCGTGCCGCCGCATCTGATCTTCGACCTGTCGAGGGCCACCTTCTCGAATATCGAGCAGCAGAGCCTCGAGTTCATCGTGTTCCACCTCGGCCCGCACTACGAGCGGGTGAGCCAGTCGGCCACGCGCCAGTTCGCCGCGGATGCCCATTATTTCGAACATGTCACCGACGCTCTGGTGAAGGGCGATGTGAAGAGCCGCATGGAGGCCTACTGGCTCCAGCGGCAGATGGGCATGGTCAACGCCAACGAGCTGCGTCGGCGCGACAACCTCTCGCCGATCTCTGGCGATGCCGGCGAGGAATACTGGCGTCCCGCCGCCATGACGCTGGCGGGCACGCCGCCAGAGCAACCCGCGCAGCGGGCCTCGGCAGAACCCTGAAAGGATCCGAGATGACGAAAGACATCTCCGCGCTCGTCGCGGCCATCCGCGCGCACCCGTGGGCCATCCAGCCCGCTTACCTTGAGGCCATCGAGGCAATCGCGGCTCGGGCTTTCGAAGCCGGCACCCTTCTGCCGGTGGCGGAAGACGGCCACCAGGCGCGACTGCAGGAGAGCCTCTCGGCGGTCGCGGCTGTGGGCACTCCGTTGGAGGGGGCCCGAATGAGCACGGTTCGGGATGGGGTGGCGGTGGTGCCTGTATTCGGCCCCATCTTTCCCCGCGCCAACATGATCAACAGCTCGGCGGGCGGCACATCGCTCGACGCGATCATGCGCGACATGCGGGTGGCGCTGGCCGACGGCAACGTCGAACGGATCGTCATGGTGTTCGATACCCCTGGCGGCGTCGTGTCTGGCTTGGGAGAGGCGGCCGAAGGGATCCGGGGCGCGAGCAAGCCGATTACCGGCTTTGTCACCGGGATCGCCGCCAGCGCCGGCTACTGGCTGGCCAGTCAGGCTGCAGAGCTGGTGGTGGAGCGTGCAGCCTCTGTCGGTTCGATCGGGGTGGTCGCCTCGACATCGAGGCAGGAGGGCCCCGGCGCGGATGGCCGGCGATCCTACGAGATCGTCAGTTCCGGCGCGCCTCGCAAGCGCCCTGATCCCTCCACGGATGAGGGTCGGGCCGCGATTCAGGAGGAGGTGGATGCCATCGAAGCCGTGTTTGTCGGCGACGTGGCGAAAGGCCGGAAAACGACCGCCACCACCGTGCTCTCCAGCTTTGGCCGCGGGGCGATGGTCCCCGCCGGCGCCGCCATCGATGCTGGCATGGCAGACAGGATCGGCACGCTCGAGAGCGTGCTGCGCAATCCCGGGCGCACCCGGGTCAACACCGGAGGCCGCCGTGCGCTGGCCGCCGCCGAAGTCGAAACGCGGCGTCGGGCCGCAGATAGGAGCTGAGAATGGACCGGATTACGGCCCTGCGAGCCCGCCGCGCGGGCATCCTCGACCAGATGGAAGCGCTGATCGCCTCGGTCCCCGAGGGTGACGACATGACCTCCGATCAGGCGGCGCAGTTCGACGCGCTGAAGGCGGACGACGACAAGGTGGCCGCGGAGCTCACCCGCGCGGAAGACCTGGAGCGCCGCCGCGCCGCCGCTGCGCGACCGGCGGCCGCTCTTCCCGGCGTGACGCCGCCGGCTGCATCGGTCCCGGCGCAGCCGGCCGAGAAGGGCATCACCTTTGCGCGCATGGTCCGCACGATCGCGGCCGCCGGTGGCAACGCATATGTTGCCGGACAGATCGCCGAGGCGAACGGGGACAGCGGCCTCTTCGCAAACCAGAACATGGGGTCTGGCGCGGCTGGTGGCTTCCTCGTGCCCGAGGATGTGTCGGCCGAGGTCATCGAGCTCCTTCGCCCTGCGAGCGTCGTCACGGCGATGGGGCCGCGCATCGTGCCGATGCCGAATGGCAACCTTACCACCAACCGGCGTGCGACCGGAGCGACGTTCGGTTACGGCGGCGAGCAGACCGACGCTCCCGCCACCGGCTACAACTATGGGCAGGTGAAGCTCTCGGCGAAGAAGCTGCGTGGCATCATCCCCGTTTCGAACGACCTGCTGCGCTCCGCCTCCGTGTCGGTTGATCGGATGATCCGTGATGATGCGGTCGCCGACGCTGCTCTGATCCAGGACCGCTACTTCCTGCGCGGCGCCGGGACGGAGTTCGCGCCCCGCGGCCTTCGCTATCAGCATGTCGGGACTCCGTTCGAAGAGACCCATGTCTTGGCCATGACCGCTTCGCCGACGCTGCAGAAGGTGACCAACGACTTGGCGCGTCTCGAACTGGCGCTTGCGAACGCGAACGTGGTGCAGACCAACGCCCACTGGATCATGTCGCCGCGCACCGAGAGCTATCTGGCGAACCTGCGCGACGGGAACGGCAACCTTGCCTTCCCGGAAATGCAGAATGGCGTGCTGCGCCGGAAGCCCGTTCACGTCACCACCGAGATCCCGGACAACCTCGGCGTCGGCGGAAACGAAAGCGAGCTCATGCTGGCCGATCCCACGCACATCATGGTGGGTGAGCACATGGGTATCGAAATCGCGATGTCCACCGAGGCCGCTTACAAGGATGCGTCCGGCACGATGCAGGCGGCGTTCTCGCGCGATGAGACGCTGATGCGGATGATCATGCAGCACGACATCGGGCTGCGGCATCTCGCTGCCGTGGCCATTCTGACCGGCGTCACCTGGTCGCCGGCCCCCTGATCATCGCATGAGGGCCGCCCTGACGGCCCTCCTCATTTGAACGGGCTGCGGCCCTAGGGAGAGACCCATGACCACTGAGAACCGTTCGATCGGCGACAAGATCGCCGTGCGCCGTGCGCTCGCGAACACGGCGGCCACCGCCGGCGGAACAGGTGATGCCACGGCTGTCACCGGCGTCATCATCGACCGCGCTGCCCTCGGCTGGCCGAAGTCGGCCGTGCTGGCCATTCCGTTTGCGGCAACGCTCGCGGCCGGTAAGACGCTTTCGCTGGCCTACACGCTGCAACATGGCAATGATGGCGGCCTCTCCGACGCCGCCACCCTTAAGAGTGCCGATGCTGCTGTGGTGGCCACGGGCCCCAGCGGCGGTGGCGCGGTGGCCGGCACTTTCGAGGTCAACGTGCTGCTCGAAGGCGCGAAGCGCTATATACGCCTCAACGTCACCCCGGATCTGTCGGCCACTGGTACCGACGCGGCGGAAATTTCGGGGGTGATCGTCTTCGGCGGCGCGGATCGGCTGCCCCAATGACGCCGGTTCGATTCATGGTCCACCATGGGCGCTACAATAGCGGCGAGGTGGCTGGCTTCCCGGATGCCGAAGCGGAATCGCTCATCAAGGACGGGATCGCATCGCCCCTGCATGCACCTGAGCCTGAGGCTAAGGCTGAACCCGGTCCCGTGAGCGGTGCTTCGGTCCAAGCGGAGGCTGCGCGAGTCGATCCGAAGGCGAAAGAGGGTCGGAAATGAACCTCGTGATCGTCGCTCCTCCATCAGCACCTGTCGTTGATCTGCCGCGACTGAAGAGCCACCTGCGGGTAAGCACGGGTGCAGACGATGCGCAGCTCGCGGCTCTGGAGGCGACGGCGGTCGCGAAACTGGATGGGCCCGGCGGCATCCTCGGCCGGGCCATCCTGCCACAGACGTGGCGCCAGACATTCGCGGGCGGCCCCTACATCCTTGCGATGCCTGACGTTACGGATGTCTCGGTTACAGCCGACGGGGAGCCGGTCGAAGCTGCGATTGCTCTCGACGGCCGCAGGACTGTCGTCTCCCTGGTTGGCACCGCGCGCGAGGTTGTGGTCGATTTCACCTGCGGGCTCGGCGCGGGTGATCTGGAAATAGCGAAGGTGATCATCTGCTTGTATGTCGAGCACCTGTTCGACCGCTCTGACCTTTCGCCGGCGTATCACGACCTGGTCGACAAGCTCTGCTGGGCGCGGGTCTGATGGACCGGATTGCTGGCACAGATGGGGCCGCGCGGCTCTTTGACGAGGTCGCCTTCGACGAGCCCGTGCAGATCCCGGACGGGTCCGGCGGCACGGATGCGACCTGGCAGGAGCGCTACGCCTGCCGCGCGCACATCCGCTACCTGCGCGGCGGCGAGGTGGTGCAGGCCGCTCGGCTTGCCGGGCGTCAGCCGGTGGTGGTGACGATCCGCCGCTCAGCGGAGGCTGAGGCAATCCGCGCTGACTGGCGCATGCGGGACAACCGGACAGGCGAGACCTACAACATCCGCGCCATCGTGCCGACCGAGGATCGGCGGTGGCTGGAGATCACGGCCGAAAGCGGGGTGGCGGTATGAGCCCTTCCGTCGAACTGCAAACCGCCATCTATCAGCTGCTGACCGCACCGGGCAGCGCCACGATGGCTCTCGCCGCGGGCCGGGTCTACGACAACGTGCCGGGCAGCCCGGCCTTCCCCTACGTGTCCTTCGGCCCGTCCGATCATGTCGAAGATGATGCCGATGGCATCCCGGCCCGCGTTGAGACGCTCCAGCTCGACGGCTGGACGCGCGACAGCGGCAAGCTCCGCGGCGCGCGCGAGCTGGCCGACGCGATCAAGGCAGACCTGCATGGCGCCTCGTTCGAGTTCACCACCAACGCGCTGGTGCAGATCCGCGTCCGCCCGGTGCGCGTGTTTCGCGACCCGGACGGGATCACCGGGCATGCAGTCGTGCCCATCGAAGCGACGATCGAGGAGGTTTGATGTGGGTTCAGTTTTCGCGGGAGTTCTGGTGGCGCGCATCGCCCCGGACAAAGATTCGCTACCTGCCCGGCATGAAGTTGAACGTGACGCGGGCCTGCGCATCGGCAGCAATCGCGGCGGGCGCCGCGGAGGAGGTGCGGCGTGGCAAAGGTCCTGAACCTCGCCCGGCTCGAGCGAAAGCTGAGACGCCTGCCCATGGCCGCGGTGGCCGAGATCAAGCCGGCGATGGAAGCCGCGGCCACGGAGATGGTCGCGATGATGCAGAGCCTCGTCCCTGAAGACACGGGCGCTCTGAAGGACAGCATCGGCTGGACCTGGGGCAAGGCGCCAAAGGGATCGATGGTCATCGCGGCGGTCAAGGCGAGCCTGGGGGGCGAGCTGACGATCACGATCTTCGCAGGCTCGCGAGACAAGGGCCTCGGCGACATGGACGCCTACTACGCCCGGTGGGTGGAGTTCGGCACCCAGAAGATGACGGCGCGCCCCTACTTCTACGTGAGCTACCGCGCCAACAAGAAATCGGCCGGCCGCAAGATCCGCGCAGGCGTGCGGCGCGCGGCGAAGAAAGTCGCCGCCGGTAGCTGATTTTCACCGGCCAGCATCGGCCTCACTGGCACCGCCGCGGCGGGCCCTTTCACATGGAGAACCACATGAGACCTGTCACCGCCAAGGCGGGCGCTTTCACCGTGTCGCTGTCGAACGGGGCCACGCCCGCCGTCTTCGCCGCCCCCTGCGGCTTCACCTCGAAGTCGCTGGCCCTTTCGAAGAACCTGTCGGAGATCTCGATCCCGGACTGCGACGATCCGGACGCGCCCGACTGGCTGGGCCGGGATGTGCAGAGCCTGTCGGCATCTGTCAGCGGCGAGGGCGTGCTCGCCGCATCGGCCATCCCGGCGTGGCTGGCTGCTTACGAGAGCACCGACAGCGTCGAGGTCGAGGTGGAGATCACGTTCTCGGCCGGCGTGCTCAAGTATCTCGGGCGCATGCATGTCGAGTCCCTGACCATCGGCGCGGAGCGTGGCCAGCGCTGCACCATCTCCGTGTCCATGCAGTCCGACGGCGAGATGGTCGGCACCTGGACGGCGGCGACGCCGTGAGCCGCAGCGCGGAAATCACCCTGGACTGGGCGGACGGGACGTACCTGTTCGCCCTGAAATGGGGGCAGCTGGCCGAGCTGCAGGAAAAGTGCGACGCCGGCCCCTACGTGGTTCTCGGCCGCCTGGCCGCCGGCTCGTGGAAGATCGAAGACATCTCGGACACGATCCGCCTCGGCCTGATCGGCGGCGGCATGGCGCCTGTCGATGCGCTCAAGAAGGTCCGCGCCTATGTCGAGGACCGTCCGCCGTTCGAGAATCTGCAGTACGCGCAGGCGATCCTGTCTGCGGCGGTGGTGGGCGCGCCGGATGAGCAGACGGGAAAGCCGCGCGCGGGAAGCCGGAGGGCGACGCGCTCCCGCGCGGAAAGATCCGGTTCGCCCGAATCTACGGAACCGGAGCCGCCATCGGCCTGAGCGTGGCCGAGGTGAAGGCCATGTCGGTCTGGGAATACGCCGCCGCCGTTGATGGGTGGATCGAGGCGAATTGCCCGGGCGAGGCCGGCAAGCTCACTCCCGAGGACGAAGACGACCTGTGGGCTATGGTGCAGGCGAAGATGGGTTAGTCTCCAAAACGGCCGGAGCTATTGTGTTTCAATGATTGCCTTCAGCCTCCCATACCACGGCATCAAGTCACTCGTAAGTTGCTTGTAAACGAACCCATTCTTGTCTGTTGGGGCGGCCTGAAACACCTTAACCGACAGATAAGGGCAATCCGGCAGGCTTGTGATTATGTCGATCGTCGCCAAGCCGACCTTCTCGTTCGACGTGCTCGACCCTGAGAGACCGCCAACCACTGCGCCGACGCCACCAAAGGCTAAAGCACCGACAGCTGCCCCCATGGCCTGGCTTCCACGATTGGTTTTGTTTGTGGTCACCCCATCTTGCGAAACCTCAACCGACACAAGGCTCCCGAACGGCACTACGTAGTTTTGTCCAGATACAGTCACGGCGACCTGCCTACCGGCATAGTCAACTCCGATAGCATCGCCTGGATCAAACACTACGCGATGTTCGCGAATGCCAAGTCCTTCCATCCAAGTAAGAGCGCCGTCTCTCAGCGACTTGCGTGCGCGGGAGATGATGATCTGAACAATCACCGAAACACCGACCACGATGCCTAAAAACCAAAGAAATAACTCCACCCTTCTACCTCCGAGGTGACCTGTGGCAACTGACGTCGAAAAGCTGGTCGTCCAGCTCTCCGCGGACATCAAGCAGTATCAGCGCGAGATGAACAAGGCAGTGGGCGTTTCAAACAAGCAGGCGAGGGCTGTCGAAAATCGCTTTCGTCAGATGAACCGGAACCTCGACAGCATCGGCCGCACCGCGGCCCGGTCGCTGGTCACGCCCCTGCTCGGCATCGGGGCTGCCCTGTCGGTGCGCGAGGTGGGGCGCTACGCGGACGCCTGGACCAATGCCAAGAACAGCCTGGCCGTGGCTGGCGTGACCGGCAGGGCGCAGGCCGATGTGCTCGACAGGCTCTATCAGTCGGCGCAGAGCAACGCGGCTCCGGTGGGCGCGCTGGCCGATCTCTATGGCAAGGCCTCGCAGGCCTCGGACGTTCTGGGCGCCTCGCAGGCTGACCTGATCAAGTTCTCCGACGGCGTCGCGACGGCGCTGCGCGTTCAGGGCGGGTCGGCGGCCCAGGCGTCCGGCGCGCTGACGCAGCTCGGCCAGCTGCTCGGGTCGGCTCGCGTGCAGGCCGAAGAGTTCAACTCGGTGAACGAAGGCGCCCGGCCGATCCTGATGGCGGTCGCCGCTGGTCTTGATGAGGCGGGCGGCTCCGTCTCGAAGCTCAAGACGCTGGTGAATGACGGCAAGGTCAGCGGACAGCAGTTCTTTCAGGCTTTCCTGCGCGGTCTGCCCACCATCCAGGGGATGGCGGCGAACGCCACCACCACGATCGAGCAGGGCATCACGAAGGTCGAGAACGCGTTCACGCGCTACATTGGTCAGACCGATGAGAGTCTCGGTGCCTCTCAGCGTCTAGTGCAGGGCCTCTCTGCCCTTGCAGACGATTTCGAGAGCATCGCCGACATCACGCTCAAGGTGGCCGCGCTGATCGGGGCCGGGCTGCTTGGCCGCTCCATCGCGGGCATGGTCAAAAATCTCGGCATCGCCGGAGTGGCCGCCACGGAGTTCGTCGCCGCGATCCGGGTGGCATCGTCCGTCTCCGGCGTCGCGAAGGCCATCGGCGGCTTGAGCGCGGCGGCGGGGCCGATCGGGGCCGTGGTGGGCGTGGCCGCGGTGGGCGCGCTGATGCTGTACTCGGCCAGCACGGCCGACGCGCGCGAGGCTTCGGAGGCCTTCGAGCAGCGGCTCGACCGCATTCGCGCCGCGGCGCCTCAGATGGCCACGGCCGTCGAGGACGGCGCTCGCCGCGCGAAGGATGCGATGGAGAGCCTGAAAAACCCGGCGGTGATCAAGCTGGAGATGGAGAGCGCAGAGGCTGACGCGAACCTCGATGCCATCCGCACAAACCTACAGCGGGCAATGGAACAGCTCGATCACCTGGCGGGCATGAAGGTCTTCACCGAGGCTCAGCAGGAAGCGATCAGGGACTTTAACGACAAGGTGCTCCAAGGCACGGCCAGCGCCGAAGAAATGGCTGAGGTGCTGAAGGATCTCGGTAAGATCGACGGGGTGGGCCAGAGCCTGATCGATTCCGTCACGAGCCTCTGGCGCGCGCTCAACCTGACCTCGGCCGCGGCGCGGCAGGTCCAGTCGGACATTCAGGCCGCGCTCGGGGCCTATGCGCCTGACCTGGGCCGGTTCGGTCAGGTCCAGGATGGGATACTTTCCCGGCTCTACGCCGATGAAGCCGCCAAGCGCGCGGGCCGCGCCTATCTCGACGAACAGCAGCGCCTGCAAGGCCTCACGCGGGAGCAGCTCGCGCTTGAGACGGAAATCTCGCGCCTGCGGAAGAGCATGCCCGACGGCGCGACCGTCAGCGACGAGGATCTTGCAGAGACGGCGCGCGGCAACCTCGCCGCGGCCGCTCGTCGGGCTGAGGAAGGCCGGAAGGGCGGCGGTGGCGGCGGTCGCGAGGCCAAGGCCGTCGAGCGCTTCGATGACCGGATCCTGAAGGAGACCGAGGGGCTCAAGGCCGAGACCGCCGCGCTCAATCAGCTGGAGCTCGGACAGGACCAATACGGCACCGCAGTGGCCCGCGCCCGCAAGGAAGCGGAGATGTTGCAGGACCTGCACAACAAGGGGCTCACGATCACGCCGGCCCTGCGCGCGCAGGTGCAGGGGCTGGCCGCGGACTGGCAGCATGCAGCCGAGGCGAACGCCATGGCAACCGAGCGGCATGAGGAGTTCCAGAGCAACCTGCAGGACACGAAGGCCACCATGAGCCAAGCGTTCAGCGGGCTGATCAAGGGGGCTCACGGCTTCTCCGACGCGCTGGGGATGGTGATCGACAAGCTCGCCGACATCGCCCTGAACGCGGCCTTCAACGGCCTCTGGAACGGCATTCTCGGGGGAGCTGCGTCGGGCCTCGTGTCCGGGCTTGGGGGCTTCTCCAAGGGGGGCTACACCGGGCCGGGCGGCAAGCACGAGCCCGCCGGCGTCGTCCACAAGGGCGAGGTGGTCTGGAGCCAGGCCGATGTGGCGAAGGCCGGCGGCGTGGCCGTGGTCGAGGCGATGCGGCGCGGCGCCAAGGGCTATGCGTCGGGCGGGGTCGTGATGCCCGAGATGCCGCGCGTCCCGGCGCCGAAGGCGCTCGCGGCCATGGCGGCCAAGGCGCAGGTCCCGCGCGTGGTCTATGTCCCGCAGCCTTACGTCGCCCAGGTCTCGGCCGACGATGATGGCCGGATCATCGGCACCATGCGGCGGGTCGCCCTGGCCACGTCTGCGGCCACAGCGGCCGGCCAGCAGCGGCAACTCGGATCGTCCATCAATAGCTACAGCGCGCGGGGCACGACCTGATGAACCGGACGATCATTGACGTCCCCCGGATCTTCATGCGGCAGAGCGTCCACGACTGGCGCGTTGACTGGCGCGGTCAGTCGGCCGGCGACGGCGTGGACGGCAACGGGGAACAGATCGTCTACAACCGCCTGCCCCGGTTCGTCTCCGCGTCCGTCATCGAGATCCCGCGCGACCTCCGCGGCCACTGGCGGGCGCTGATGATGCGCGGCGAGGGGCGCCGGCACGCCTACCGCATGCGGATGGTGGACCCGGTCAGCTACGGCATGCCCGGCAGTGGCCGCCTCCGGGATGACGTCGCCGCCTATCTGGCGGGGCACCATGTCGAGGCCCGCCCTCGGGTGCCGTGCGTGGGGGCGGTTTCGGCCGGCGCCACGTCCATGGTTGTGGACGAAACCGGCCTCGCCTCGCCGATCCGGGTCGGCGCCTACATGAGCCACAACGACTGGCCCTTCGTTGTGGTCGGGCGGAGCGGATCGGGCTCGGCCGTAACGCTGACGGTGAAGATGGTCCGCAGGGCGATCCCGGATGGCGCGCTGATCGACGTGCTCGCCCGCGGGATCTTCCTCGCCTCCGACGATGCAATGGGGTTGCCGGCCTTCAGCCGCGGCTCCTTCGAGGTTCCCCTGTCACTGATCGAATGGATCGGCCGCACATGAGCTTCTTTCCCGCCGGTTTCGACCCGCGCGCCGATGTGGTGGGCGCGCTCGACCTCGTGCAGATCGACACCCCGGACGGCGTCTTCGGCTTCCTCTGCGGCGTGGACGGGACGTTCACGGCCACGGATGGCGTCACCTATGTCGGGTCGAGCCTCGTTTCTTGCTCCGAGATCGAGAGCGCGATCCAGGGGACGGCGCCGGCCGGCGAGATCGGGCTGACCTTCTTTCAGGACCCGGACGCGCCGGATCTCGTGCAGGAGGTGCGCACGCTCGGGGTCGACTATGTGCGCGGCCGGATGATCACGTTCCTCTTCCAGCCGCTCCGGTCATTCGATGAGTTCCACGCGCCCGCGCTGCCCCCGATCCCGTGGGCGCGCCGGACGATGACGCGGCTCACCTTCTCGGCCTCGGGGCCGCTCGAGCGCCGGATCACGGTGGGGTTCGAGACGCCCTTCGCGGGCCGCAACACAGCGCCGAACCTGTTCTACACCACAGAGGACCACGCGAAGCTCGTCGGGGCCGCCAACCCCAGCCTGCAGTTCATGCCGCGTGACAACTATCAAGAGCAGAAGCTGTTCGGATGACGCGCCCCATCTCGCCTCTGTTCGCCTCCCTGCATCTGTGGGCGGGCCGCCCCTTCGTGTGGGGTTCCTGCGACTGCTGCACCATCGTCGCGGACTGGGTGCAGACGCTGCGCGGGGTCGATCCGATGGCAGACGACCGGCTGACCTATGGCTCGGCCGGCGAGTGCCAGCGCGCAACGCGGTTCTTCTCCGACCCGGTGGGCGCCTTCGCGCGACGCCTCGAGCCGCTTGGCATCGGCCGCACCGACCAGCCGGTGGCGGGGGATGTGGGGGTCGCGATGGCGATGCTCGAGGGGCAGATGCGCCCTCACGGCACGGTCTGTCTGGGCGAGACATGGGCGGTCAAGAGCGAGCGAGGCATCACCTGCTACCGACCGCAGATCGTGGCGGCATGGGGGTTGGACTATCGTGCGTAGGGTCATCATCGCAGCGCTGCTCTCCACCACCGCCATCGTGAGCTCAGCGGACGAGGCGCATGCGGGGCCGGTCGGGGCCTTCATCGGCGGCTTCCTCGCCTCGATCGGGGCGTCCGCCGCCACGGGTGCGGTGGCCGCGGCCCTCGGCGGCGCTGCGGCCGCCGGCTTTGCTACGGGCACCTTCCTGCTGACGACCATCGTCGGCAAGACGCTGCTCTCCATCGGCCTGTCGATCATTGCGCAGAAGCTCACACAGAAGAGCTTCGACATCCCGAGCCCGGCCGAGCGGAAGGTCAACTTCGCGCAGGATCTGGCGCCGATGGAATGGGTCTATGGGCGCGTTCGCAAGGGCGGGCCGCTGGCCTTCACCGGCTTCGCGCGCACGAACGTGCCGGTCTTCAACGTGCTGGGCCTGCCTATTACGAAGAAGAAGTCCCGGCGGCACTATGCCGTGCTGATCGCCGCCCACCGGACGAAGGGCCCCGTCGTCCACTACCTCGACAAGTGGGAGGTCGATGTGAACTCCACCGGCGCCGTGATCTCCACGCCGGCCGGTGGCGAGGAAGGTGTGCTGGCGTCCATTCGCCCCTACACCGGCAAGCCCGCGCAAGCCGCCGATCCGCTGTTGGTCGAGACCTTCCCCGCCGTGACCAGCGCGCACGATTTCAAGGGGCTCAGCTATGCGGTGCTCTACGCCGGCCGGCCCGCGAAGGACGGCGACTTCCAGAAGGTGTTCCCGAACGCCCGCGAATGGACCTACAATCCGATCTGGGATGGCCACGATCGGATCTATGACCCGCGGACAGATTCCTACGGCTGGACCCGCAACGCCGCGCTGATCATCGCCCACAACTGCCTGCGCTACGGCAAGGCTGTCCACTGGCCCGAGGTGGCGGCGCAGGCCGACATCTGCGACCAGACCGTGACCAACGCAGCGGGCGGCACGCAACCGCGGTGGACGATCGACGGCGTGTTCCAGTCGACCGAGCCGTGGGAGCAAGTGCGCGACCGGTTGGCTCTGGCCTGTGACGCATGGTTCTACGAGCGGCTCGACGGCAGCGTCGGCTTCAAGGTGGGGGCATGGGAGGAGCCGACGGTGACGCTCACCGACCGGGACTTCCTGTCGATCGAGATCAGCGAGGGCGACAGCTCACCCGATGTGCCGGGCGAGTTCGCGGTGCGCTACATCGAGCCTGCATATGACTATGGCGAGCAGACCTGCGGCGCGATCGTGATGGCGGAAGGCAACCGGTCGGTGGCGGACTCGGACCTGATCACCTCGCACAACCAGGCCTGCCGGATCGCCAAGCGCCTCGGCCGAGCGCAGCGCCCGCAATACACCATCGCCGGGACGCTCAAGCTGATCGGCTACGAGCTGATCGGCCAGCGCTTCGTCCGGATCGAGTTGGCAGAGCTGGGCATCTCGTGCGTGGCCGAGGTCGGGCGCCTGACCCGTGAGTCCAACCGGATCAGCTTCAGCCTCGAGGCGGTCAGTGCGACGGCGGAGGATTTCGCTTTCGCCGCGGCAACGGAAGAGCCCCCGCGGCCGTCCAGGGCCAGCGTGGAATCGTCCGATGATGTGGAAACCCCGGCGAGCCTTACCGGGCAGGTCGTGACGCAGACCGGAGGGGTTGCGATCATCAGATGGCTGTGGCCGCCGCAGGACGAGGACTATGTGCAGCAGCTGCAGTGGCGGGTGAACGGCGGCCCATGGGAGACGCTGACGGCTGGCCGTGACCAGACGATCCTGACGCAGGGCGGGCTGGTCGATGGTGGCGTCTATGAGGCGCAGATCCGCAACCGCACGGCGTCCGGGCGCACGTCGTCATGGTACCCGACCGACCCGGTGTCGGTGACCGCCATCGCGAATACCACCCCGCCCGGCGCGCTCAGCGGCTTCAACGGCCTGGTGATAGGCGGGTCGGTCTCGCTGACCTGGGAGGCGCCGAACGACGCCAGGTATTTCGCGGCGCGGATCTGGCGCTCGGCCACGACCTCGTTCGCCGATGCCGTCGTGGTGCGCACGGAGTATGGCATCCCGTCGAACCCGGACGGCTACACCGACAATCCGGGCGTGGGCACGTGGACCTACTGGGCCGAGGGCATCAACGCCTCCGGTATCGCCGGCCCCCGGTCCGGGCCCGAAACCGTTACTGTCGTCTAGAACGACGACCTGCGACGGCCCGGCCAACGGGCTGCGCGCCACCACCGGGACAGGAGAGCCAGCAGTGGCCGACAGGATCGAGACCGCCACCACACAGACGACGAACGCCATAGCCGTGGCCGGGGTGACCAGCGCGGCGTGGCTGCCGTCCCTGAAATCGGCATCAGAGGTCGCAGGGATGCTCATGCCGATCTTCGGCGTGATCTGGCTCGTGGTTCAAATCGTGCGGGCTCTGGCCGGGCCCGCAAAGCCGCCGAAGGCCTGAGGCCTCAATCACCCCCCAGCATCGGCAAACCGAGTTCCGCCCCGCCATCGCGCGGGGCTTTTTCATGGGAGACGCACATGGACGTGCGAGACATCCAGCGGCTGCTTGCGGCCGCGGGGCTCTACAAGGGCGCGATCGACGGCGACCCGGGCCCGCTCACCATGGCGGCTGTCGCCGTCATCCTCGGCCGGCAGGACGCCGTGCCGTGGAAAGCCTGGCCGAAGAGCCGTCAGCTCATCGCCGCCGGGCAAGCGGTGCTCCTGATCCTCGGACACGAGCCCGGCAAAATCGACGGCCTCATGGGGCCGAACACCCGCGAGGCCCTGACCGATTGGGCGTCGGGGCCCCTCAAGGCCGCCGTCGAGCGCATCGTCGGGGCTGGCTGCTCGGTGGCCGATGCCCAGGGCGCCTATCCGCGGCAGGAGTCTGTGGCCACCTTCTACGGCGCGGCCGGCGGTCCGGACTGCTCGGCCGGCGTCGTGACGCTGCCTGTGCCCTTCCGCATCGCCTGGGATCTCGGGCTGGCGGTCTCGAGCTTCCGCTGCCACAAGCTCGTGGCCGCCCCGCTGACCCGCATCTTCCGCGAGGCGGTGGCGCACTACGGCGTGACCGAGTTCGAGCGGCTGAAGCTGAACATCTTCGGCGGCTGCTACAACTACCGCAACATGCGCGGCGGCTCGAGCCTCTCGACGCACGCCTGGGGCATCGCCGTCGATCTCGACCCCGAGCGCAACCAGCTCCGCTGGGGCCGCGACCGCGCCGCCTTCGCGGTCAGCCACTACGACGCCTTCTGGAACATCGTCGAAGCCGCCGGGGCCATCAGCCTCGGCCGCGCCTGCAACCGCGACTGGATGCACTTCCAGTTCGCCCGCCTCTGAAGGAGAGCCCTCATGACCCCGATCATCGTCCTCGCGCCCGTGGCGCCGCCCGTCTTCATCCTGATGCTCGCGCTCTGCGCGCTGGCCTTCATCCTGCTGGTCGGCTGGCCTCTGGCCGCCGCTCTGTCGCGCATCCTGGTCTCGGCCGTGATCCTCTCGGCGCTCGCCCACCCGGCCGCTGCCGCCTCGCTGGGCGAGTTCCTTGCCCCCCTTGCGCCCGGGCTGCTCGATCTGGCCGGCGTGATCCTGACCCTGATCATCGGCGTCGCCGCGAGGCAGTGGGCCGCGTGGACCGGGATCCAGATCGAGGCCCGGCACCGCGAGGCGCTGCATTCCGCCATCATGACCGCCGCACGCACCGCCGTGGCACGCGGGCTCACGCGCGAGGTCGCGACCGAGTTCGTCGCCGCCTACGTCCGCGCCTCGGTCCCGGACGCGCTCAAGCGGCTGTCGCCGTCGGCCGAAACGCTGGATGGGCTGATCCGCTCCAAGCTGATCGATGCCGGCGGGCGCTGATGCGTCCGCCCGTCCCGCTGCGCCCCAGGCCGAGGCGCTGGGGTCGATCCAGATCATGACCCGCGCTGACCAATGGTCCGCCCTCGTGCTGTGGGCGGACTGCATCCTCGCCCTCGCGGCCCGTGCCGCACCATCTGATCACCGGAGCACCGAATGACCCTCACGACGACGCGCATCACCGGCACCGTCGACCTGCCCGACGGGGCGACCCCGCAAATGTCCCGTGTCCGCTTCGTGTTGTCGAAGTGGGATAAGAATGGCGCCAACATTTTCGTGCCCGGCCCGGTCGAGGTGCAGGTCGCGTCCGACGGCACGATCACGGCCGATCTGCAGACGACGACGACGCTTTCCGGTGGCGCGCTCTACGAGGTGACGCTGCTCTACTACGCCGCCGCGACCCGCGCGCAGGTTGCGCAGACGCTGGGGCGGATCGCGGTTCCGGCGGCAGGGCCGGTCACGCTGTCGAGCCTGCTGGCGGTGCCGGCGCCCGTGCCGAATGTGCCGGATGCGCTGGCGCAGACATTGGCGGCGGCGGCAATTGCGCAGCAGGCGGTCATTGATGCCCCGGCGGCCATTCAGGCGGCGCGAGACGCGGAACGGGCGCAAGGTATCGCAGAAGCGGCCCGCGACGCCGCCACCGTCAACGCGGCCGTCTACGCCAGCACCGCCGCTGGCCTCGCCGCTACCACCGACGGGCAGCAATTCCAGGTCGTCTCGGGCGACGAGATCATCCGCTACACGCGGACCAACAGCACGATGGCGACGGAGGTCGCTCGGTATCCGAGTGCCAGCGTTGCCGGCGCCTTGCCGCAGAACCAGCTGACCGTCGACTTCCAGAACAGGAGCAGTTTCGTTGCCGGTCAGGTTTCCGGGGCTTTGGGGGTGGACCTTCAGACTGTGGCGCACAGCGTCTGGTCTGTGGATGCCAACGGAGCCATTGACCTGACAGGCGAGCTGCCGACCAGTGCAAGCGCCCGCTCCTTCTGGGCCGGCCATACCTACCGCGCCGGTGAGAAGTGGGAAGTCGAGGTCGAGATTGAACTTGGTAGCGACTTTACATCAACACACGGGCCGATGCTGGCATTCGGAATTGGCTCGGGGAACGTCCAGTATGTGATCTACGAGGAAACCGCAGCATTGCGGCGCCTCAATGGATCCATGACCAGCGTCGAGCCGGGCGCGCTACCCGCCGCCATGGCGTTTACCTACGGGGAAAGACCGCGTCTGCGGGTCGTACTTAACGGCGACGGCACCGGCATGGCTGAGGCAATACACCCTTCCGGACTCCGTTCCCGAATGGCCCTGACAGGCCTCCCGACTGCCGGACGAATTGCCGCCGCGTGGCGACGGGCGCCTTCGTCAGGCCGGATTACCAGCTTTTCGGCACGGCGCTTCGTGGCGCTAGAGATCGACCCATGGGCGCCCCCTCTTGCCAAGATCGGCCTTGAGGGGGACGCCCTGCGCAGCAGCTTGACGGGCTTGCGCACGTCATCCCCCCGTGTGCTATTCGAGGCGGGAGTGATCAAAATTACCGCACCGTCCAGCGGCGGCGGCGAAAACCGCCATATCAAGACAGCCTACCGGCGTACGAAGGATGTGGCTTGGGAGTATTACGTTGAGGTTCAGTTAACCGGCGCGACGACCACGGCCTCGGCGGGGGCACTCATCGCGATAGGAGATGCGCTCAACGACGATAACGCCCGCAGGAACTATGCCTATCTGGAAAATGGTGTTCTCGGCAGGCTGACGAACGGGGGCACGACTGTCGCAGGGCAGACGTTCACCGCACCCACATTTGATGTGGGGGATGTTGTCGGAATGCGCCTCTTGGTTCGGCGCGACGGCACCGGGTTCATTGAGGCGATCGGTCCTGCTGGGCAAAAGGTCCGTGAGGAAATTGCGGACGTCCCCGAGGGCGCGGTTCATCTCGGCTGGCGAGGCGCCGAAGAAGGCACCATCCTCAAATTCACCGCAACACCTGTATCAGATGACCTGTTTGAGCAGGCTGGTGTCCCTGTTTTGGCGCTGCGTGGCTTCCGCAAGTTGCCGACGCCGCCCTCAATTCCAGGACGCACGCCGCCGGGCTGGACCTGTACGGGCGGTGATGTTTATGACTTCGGCGCCTTGTCTGGCATTGTTGTTGGCGCCGATGACGGTCGGCTGGTTGAGGGTGACGCCAGCCCCTACAGTCGCGCGCTGCACTTCCTGACGCCCAGCTTTGGCCGCGTCGTCAAAACACTGACCCTACCTTCACCGACCCTTGCCAGCGCGCAGGGCGTGGCGGTTGATCGCGGGATTTACCCGGGCACACTCTGGGTCGCGCATCCCGGTGCCGACAGCACCATCCGAAACTATGACGCCCCGGCGGGGGCGTTGGATGGCAGTGCATCGGCTGCGACTGAAAACGCCGGGCGGTCGATCAGCTTCAGCGGCGCAAATGGCCTCGCCTTCGACAGCGACCACGGCGCGGCTCTTTGGGTGTGCAGCGCATCGTCAGCATCGGCCGTCCAGATCGACGTGGTATCCAAGACGGTTTTGCGGACGATCACGTTGGGGTCGTCCAGCCCGGATCAGCTTCAGTTTCTTTCGGCAGCCGCTATGCCGGACGGTCAGGCTCGGCTGGTTTACACGACTGGCGCCAACGGTGCAGATGGACAGGTGCGGGTCTACAATCTGACGATTGATCAGGACGCGGCATGGGCAACGCTGCCCGGCGTGACGGCAATCGAGCAGTTCTTCTATGACCCGAAGACTGGGATCGGCTGGGCCTTCTCGGATCGAGGCTACCACGCCACCGGAGCGGATGCGGATGACCCGGCGGAAAACCGCGTCTGGTTCTTCGATATGCCGCCGCTTGGGTGA